ATGGCCGTCGCCTCGCCTGGAAGGGGTGCCTACAGCGATAAAGATCGCATCGGCGGCCGCAACGGCGGGAGCGAGATCGGTCGTGAAAGCAAGCCGTCCCACCCCGAACGTTGCGTTCTACGAGAGTGGGCGAGCCCGGGCTCGAAATCGGCATCGCTCACCCTTGAGGGCCGCGATCTTCGTGCTGTCCTTGTCGACGCAGGTTACATGATGCCCGAAATCGGAGAAGCAGGCGCCTGAAACGAGTCCCACATAGCCCGTTCCAATCATCGCAATTCGCATAGTCGGTCCTTAGACGGCGAGATTCGCCACGGCTTAAACAAAGCCCCACATCGGTCAACAGAGTAGCGGAGCAACCGGCGAGCGACTGGTTGGTTGAGAGGCACAAAAGAAAGGAGCCGGTCCAACGGGACCGACTCCTCTCTTTGCTTCCAGTATCCTGCTGCCGAGGCAGCAGGATCCAGATTACATGCCCGAACCCGGACCGAAGGTGACTTCCACGCGCCGGTTCTGCGGCTCACGGACACCATCGGCCGTCTCGACCAGCGGACGGCTCTCGCCGAACGCTTCAGTCGCAATCGCGCCGTCGGGAACGCCGCGACCCGAAAGGTACGAGCGCACCGAGTCAGCACGACGCTGCGAGAGACCCACGTTGTACTGGGCCGAACCCGAGCGATCAGCGTGGCCGGCAAGCACGACCTGCGCCTGACCGGTCTGCTGGTAAGCAGCGGCAGCGTTGTCCAGGATCGCGGTAGCCTGCGGCGTGAGATCGGAACGATCCCAGTCGAAGAACACGATGAACGGACCAACGGCCGGAGGCGGCGGAGGCGGCGGAGGCGGCGGAGCCGGGGGCGGCGGAGCCGGGGGCGGCGGCGGCGGCGGCAGAGGAGCCGGCGGCGGCGGAGCAGCACCGAAGTTGAAGATGATGCCGCCGAGCAGGCTGTGCGAGCGGAAACGCGATTCCGAATCGCCGCCTGAGCCGCAAGCGCTGCGGTCGCATTCATCCTGATGTTGTCGACGTTGAAGAAGCGGTACTTCAACTGCACGTCAACGTGTCCGTGATCGCCTGACGAACGCCGGCAGATCACCTGCCACGCAAAGCGCGTGTCGGAATCGTCGAGGAAGGCACCGCGGTTCTCGAAAACCCGCTGGTTGTTGAACTTCACGCGAGCCATACCGGCACCGCCGCCAACGAAGCCGCTGATGCCGTCATCGTCGCCGAAGTCGAGCATGCCGTTGACCATGAAGCTCAGCGCGCTGGTGCTGCCAGAAACATCGATGCGATTGCCTAGCACATCACGAGCGCCTTCGCCTGGAAGCCGGATCGTGCCGTTGATGCAGTCAAGACAGCTTTCTTGTAGCCAACCTCGCTTCGACGCGGAACGCACCGAAATCGTAGCCGACGAACGCGGCACCATCATAACCATATTCATGGTCGATCGAGATGGCATCTGAGTTGTACCGATATCGACATCGATGTCTTCGACGATCATCGCGCCGAATTCGCCACCGACATACAAGGCGCCATCGCGCGCAAGTGCCGGCGTAGCGAGCACGGTGGACGACAACGCCACTGCTATGGCGAGCTTCCGCATAAATCTTTCCCCTTTCATCTGCGATCCAACGGGATCGGCCTTGAACTCATTACGGTAAGCAGAGTTTCGCGCAAGCACGCTTATCCCCGCAAATGTTGCCGAAACGCCTCAGGACTGTATGAATGCACCTGGGCCTTCGTCGAACCAACCGCCCAACGACACTCTGACCGCTGGAGTTTCACGCTCATGGCAAAAAGATCAATCAATCAAGCCGTGTGACTTTAATGCCGCAGTGAGGCTTGCGATGGCTGCTCGAGCTTCTTCATCAATAACCGTTCCGCCAGAAGGACTTGGCACCGCAGGCTGCCTTTCACCCACCACTTTCAGTCCACCCACCACCAAGGTTCGAACAGGAAGTTCGCCGGAACTCCACGCTGACCCGTCCAGTAGAGATAATGGCCCGCGCTTTATTCCAGACCGACATCCGGGAACGGGAGTCACAAAACGCCAGCCGCCGCTCGTCCAGCAGGCAAGATTTCCGTCCTTTCCTGCCCAAGCGCCAGCCGCGCCTGCTTCCGCGATCCAAGCCTGCCCCTCTTGCGGTGCGGACGGCGGCGCTTGAGTCGCCGGTCCCTCCACGCAAGAATGAAGCGCCATGTCGATGCGGGTTAGGCCCTCGTTATGATAGAAGCTCCTTCTGCGCCTGCCCAGGCAGAATGAATGGCAGCGCGAACCGGGCCGTGACCTCGCTCATAATGTTCTCCTTGGATCAGCTAAGGACGAGTTGCGCCCTGCGCGAAGAGGCGTGCGTTCCAACCTGCGAGACCTGCACCAGAAGCAAACCCGTCAAACCGTCCGCAGCCTGCTGTTCAGCAGTATAGATGTAGAAAGGTTCGGCGACGACGACTTCGCGCTCGAACCCTGAGTTCGAGAGACGCAGCCGGTAGCTCTCTGCCTCTTCACCAAGAGGAGTGTTCGTGCCGCTGAGCCACGACCACCCGATCCGGCTCCGCCGCACCCAGCTGATCGAAATAGCACCATCGGCCAGGCGCTCTGCCCGAAGATGAACCGGCGCCGGCGGTTGGAGCGCCCGCCCTTCGATCGCATGGCTCACGATTGCGGCTCCCTCACCGTCGCCGATACCCTGCGCCATAGCCTTACCTCGCCGCCGACACTGCCCCAGGGCGGATGATCGCGACAACTTCTCCCGCTCAATGAGAATGAATGGCTCGCCCGCAACATGTTCCGTGGCAGCCCATCCGTGCCGCGCCGGCCGCGCAAAAGCCGCGAAAGCCGGAAACGTCGGCTTCCGAGCGGCTCCGCAACCCCGAATTGGATGAGTTCATCACCTAGCATAGCGAGATTGGCACCAGCCACCAGCAGGGCGTCGCCGCGCCCTTCCAGCCACATCGCCTCGTTAAGCAGCTCGATCTCCACCGCCCCCGCGCAGTCGATCAGGGCCGAGCCCGCCCGGTCCCAACACCGTCGCTGCTCTCCCCATCACTGCAGCATCGGTCGCTACGCCTTCTACGGTCCAACTTTCCCCTCCGTCATAGCTGCTCGACAACGAGGCGCTCCTCCAGCCTGGTTCGATGCCCGCCGCTGCCGCAAACACCTGCGGGTTAGAAGCAAGGACTTCGCCGACTGCTGGAACTTCGAACAGCAAAAAAGTCGTTGGGCCGTGCTTGAGATCCGGGCTGCCGACCGGCCGACCCGGACTTGCCCCAATGCCGACCGGCGAAGCGCTTCCCCGGCACCCGACCAGTTCCAGCCTCACCACCATCCGGTCCAGGGTCCAGCGAGCCAATTTCCAGAGCCCCGCCTGCCCCTCGATCTGCAGGCGGTCGCCCGGCCTCACCCCGCTCCGCCGCCACGCCAGGTGCAGCTGCCCGGTCTCTCGCGCAGCCCAAAGCGCAGCGAGCCGCTGCTCCGCCAAGGATTTCGCAGCATCAGCGCGAAGGGCCGCGGACAGACTCCTGCGATCAACGGCCTGTCCTGGTGCTCCACGAATCGCCCGTTGAAGGCCCGTCTGATAATCGCGGGCGACGTCGTGATAGGCGATGCTCACCTCGCCAGGGATGGCGACGGCAGACCGCCGGGAGAACTCGCTCCGGCCGCCGGAGCCCTTCGCCCCCGCTGCGTTACATTCCGATCTTCCGATGGATGCTGTTGCCGCCCCAGCTGCGGAAAGCTTCAGCCTCCCATTCTCCTCAGCAAGCGACAACGGCACGACATCTGCCAAGGCCTCGACTGCGCCTCGCACTCCGCTGCCCGCAGCGGCATAGCCCTCCAATTCCGGCGTCTCGCCCCCAACGATTTCACCGTCGCTCAATTCCTCCGCGATCGCTCCTACTGTCACCGGCCCCGCATCGGCGATGACTTCGAACGTCAGCGACGGGATTCGGTTGCCGTAATCGGCAAGCTGAAAGTCTTCGAAGAACGCATCCTCGCGAATCTCGATCAGCGGAACGCTCGCTATTTCTCCTGCCTCGAAGGTCGCGCGGCTAAGGCTCAGCCGGTCCTCTGCAAACCGCACCGGCACGTCGAAGCGGAAACCCGCCCGCACCTTGCGTCGGCAGCGGGCGCGGCATCGAAGCGAACCATTCCACCCGGCCCGACCGTCCACCCGCTCACCTGCTCCACATCCGCCAATCGCGACCCGACGCTCGCCTCGACCGGCCGAGTGATCCGCCGCTCCTGCGTTCCATAATGCTTCACCAGCGGAAACTGAGTTCGAAGCCCGTCTCCAATCCCAAGAAGCTGATCCGTCGGCCGGATCTCGCCCGTCATACCGTTGGAACTATGATCGAACGGATCCTCGAACCTGAAGCCGATCGCCGCGCCCCGCCGGGCTCTGAAAAAAGCGATCAGCTCCCGAAGCTCGGCCTCTCCTCGAACCCCCGGCCCAGCATCGAAGCGCAGCCGCGCATCCGCCCAGTCGCTGTTCCGTTGCTCTGCTCCGTTCGCGGTCGTCACCACCGCCGTCGAAAAGGAGGGTTCCACGCTCGCCTCCCGCCCAAGCGCAATCGGAAAACGTACGTCGTCGAAAGCGTCCACCTCGCCCTCCCCTCCATCGAACCAAATGAACCCATCGCGCAGCACCTGCGGCAGTGCCCAGACGAAAACCTCGCTCGTCCCCCGCTGCCGAGCCGCTTCAACTGCGTCGGCGATCGGCTGCCACTGCGCCCGCTGATCCGGCCTCAGGACGAACCCGGAGAAATAATGCTGATCTTCCATTGGGTAGGCGAGCCGCTCGCCCGCCGCCGCTACTCCGCGCTCGGTCGCGCCGCTTCCGCTCGTCACCCAGTCATAATCTTCCAGCTGCAGCACGTCGAAGGCGGGCGCCGCCCAACCGAGCGGCACGTTCGCCCGCTTCACCTCGGCCCCCTCCAGCACCGTCGGCAGGTAGACGAGCAGCAGGGTCTGCGCCTCTGGCGCCTCGCTTTTGACCGCCTGGCAAAGCGCCGCCGTCGAAGCGCTCAGCACCTCTCCTGCCGCATCTAGAGTCGCGCGCTGCGCCTGGCTCAGCGGCGCCCGCACATTCGCGATCGGCACCGGCGAGAAAGCCTCCACTGCGGCATCGTCATACAGGCAGATCCGCCCGTCTGGCATCACCCACCAGGGCTCCCCAACCTGAAACCGCACCCGCTGCCCCGCATCGGCTGCAATCCCGACAAAGGCGCGGGCAACCGCCTGCAAATAGGCCATGGCTCCGGCATGGGCGGGAGACAGAAGGCAGGACGGCGGCACCCATCCGGTCAGCCCCGGCTCGCCATTTTCCGCCCGCTGCTTCCACTCTTCGGGGCAGTGCGCGTCGAACAGCTCATAGCTGAGCGACAGGATGATCTCATATCCAAGCGCCTTGGCGCGCGTACAGAAATCCCGATGCCAGGCAGCGCAGGCGACGTTCAGCGCTCCACCGTCCGCACTCGTCTGGAGACCGCCATCCTCCTGCGCCTCCAGCCGGAAATAGTGGCTCATCCCCACATAGTGGTTGATCACTTCGCGATAGCCGAGCTGCATCACGTTGCGCAGCAGCCGCGCAGGAGTCAGATTGTAGCTGTCGTCATATCCGCTCGCGATCCTGAGCTTAAGCTCCGGCACCATCGTCTCGCCGATCGAGAGCACCGATCCCGGCCCCTCGCTCGCGATACCGCTGATCTCCACCCAGGCTTCGGCCGGCGCCGCCAGCGGGGCGTTCTGGGCCGTGTATCCGGGCGGGATGAGCGAGATGAACATCCGGTCGATGTCGCCGGCCCACACCGGATCCGCTTCGTCCGGGAGTAGAAAGCCGCCGTTCAGGTTGCCGAAATCGAGCCGGATCAGCGCGTCTTCCGGAGTCCCCTGCGCATAGTTCCACAGCCGCACATACCAGCTGCGCGGGGCGCCATCCGCATTCCTCCCCTCGATCGTCAGCGTCGGGCCGTTGATCGCGTCGAGCGGCATCAGCCCACTGCTTCGCCACCGGAAGCTCAGCCGGCAGGCACGAAAGTCGCGGCTCGTCTCATAGGCGAGCAGCGGATGGTCGAACCGGTCCTCCGCCTCCCAGATGAGGCCAGCCAGATCGTCGGCTCGGTAGAAGATCGCATCCACCCGAAGTGCATCACTGGCCGTCGTCACGACGCTCGCCATCATCGGCCGCGGGAAATTCACGGTCCAGTAGCGCGCGTCGAAGCGCTTCACGTCGCCAAGCTGCTTCGCTGCTCCCGGCGGCGCAAGCCAATGCCCCATTCCACTCCTCCAGTCATTCCAACGATCGGGTTGGGTCAGTCGTCCACCCGCATCAAAGCGGCCTTCACCGCCCGAGCCACCTGCCGGCTCGATTGCGCCAGAGCCTGCGGCTCCCCGCCCGACGGCGCATTGATCGTGATGCTCATCCTGATGTCGCGCCCGCGCCCGCCGCCGCTCCCGGTTTCCACCCGCCCGCTCGCCGTTGGCACGAAAATCTCCGGCCCGCGCTCGCCGACCATATAAGCCCGTCCCGGCGCCACCGGTCCGCCGGTCGCCCGCCCCGGCAATCCGAGCAGCGCTCCCGCCAGCTGAGCCGCAGTCCCCGCCAGCCCCTGACCGCCCTTGCCGCCGAACATCGCGCCGATCCCGCCACGCACAGCCGCTGCAGCAATCTCGGCCATTGCAGAAAGCGCGACCCGCTTCAGGTCTTCAAAGCCGAACTTGCCGGTCGTCACCGCCCGCACGAGCGCGTTCTCGATCGCCCGCCCCGCGCGATCCATGCCGCTTGCAAGCGGCCCTTCCAGCTGCCCCCGCATATCCGCCACATCGCGCGCAAAGCCTGCCGTGTCCGCCCGCACGGTGACGAGCAGGCTCTCAATCTCTTCGTCCATCGGGGAACATCTCCATCAACCGCTCGAGGTCCACCGCCGAAGCCTGCGCTTGCTCGGGAGTCATCGCCGACAACACCGCCGCCAGCTCCGCGGGAGTCGACCTCCAGAATTCGTCCGGCCGCCACCCGAGCAGCACGCCTGAAAGCCCCGCAAGCCGCGCTGCGGCTTCGGCGAATTCAGCCACGTCCCTGCAAAATCTGTGTCAGGAGCACCTTCAGCAGCGGCGTCACGTTGGCGAGCCCGCCTTCGGCGATTGCGGCGCCGATCCTTTCCCGGGTCAGCCCCTCCGGCCGTGCCGCGACGCAATGCCAAAAAAGGGCGGCGATCTCCGCAACCTTAAGCCCGCCCTCCGCCGCCCGTTCGACCAGCGCGTAGAGCGGACCAAGCTCCTCCTCGGCAGCAACCAGCGCCTCGAACGTCGGCCGCAGGGTAAGTCTTTGCCCGCCTACCGTGAGAGCAGCCTCGCCGCGCGCCGGGTTCATATCGACACCACCGGCCCGGAGCTTTCCAGGCTCAAAGTGTAGTTCCGCTCCCCATTATAGTCGCCGGAATAGTCCAGCCGGGTCACCAGGAACCGCCCCTGCATCCGCTCGCCGCTTTCGAAGCTCAGCTCATATTCGTCGATCAGCCCGCCAAGCGCGTTCGTCTTCACCCGCCCTTCCGCCGCCGATCCGGTGAAAATCCCGCCCGCCGCAACCGACACCGAACGAACGCCCGCTCCCGACAGGAGCTCACGCCAGGCGCCCGAGTCTTTGCTCGTGACGTTCACCGCCTCGCCGTTCACAGACATCTGCGTCGTCCGCATGCCGGCGACCGTGGCAAAAACAGGCGGATTTGCGCCATTCCCGATCTTGAGAAGGAAAGCGCTTCCTTTTTCAGCTGCCATGTATCAGTCTCCATTCAGTCAAGCATTTGCAACGAAAGGAATTGGGGATGATTTCTTCTGCGCTTGCCATGTTGCTGCTGGCCGCAGCGCCCAACACCGCCGCCCAAAGCCGCGAAGCCTATGCCCGCTGCCTCAAGGACGTCGTCCGCACCTCCGCCGAGAAGAAGCTCGAAGCCGTCGCTTTCGAAACCGAGCTCGCCAGCGCCTGCAAGGACAAGGAAGCAACGTTCAAGACTCACCTGCTCAGCGCCGACATGGCCCTGGGCATGAAGCGTGCTGCTTCGGAAAAAGCCCTCGCCGAACAGATTTCCGACTATCGCGCCATGGCGAAGGAAGATTTCCAGGCCGCTCTTGCGGACGGAAACTCGCCCTAGCTCATTCCTCCGGCGCCGCGGCAAGCATCCGCGCCCGATATTCGAGGATCCCGGCCCAGCTGCCGCGCGCCTCCCGCACCACGCGGCTGCGCAGGAAGCGAAGCGTCGCGACCGACCACCCGTCGATCTCCGCCATCGCCTCCATCGCTGATTCGGCCTCGCTCATCAGCAGGTGGAGCCGCGCCGGCCGTTCTCCTCCGTCGCGGATCGTCACGGACAGCCGCACCTCACGGCCGAGCCCGCTCTTGTGGCTCCAGTCCGCCTCCGGCCCCAGTTCCACCACCGCGTATGGGAATGCCGATTGTACCGGCGGCCCATCATAGATGCCGCCCATCCCATCCGCTGTCCGAAGCGCTGCAACTGCCGCCGCCTGGAGCTTCGCCCCCGCCCCGATCATCGAAGCGCCGCCGTCAGCCACCGGAGCGCCGGCTCGAGCGCGAGACACCTTGCCAGCCCTCGGCCGACCAGCCGAACGCCCGCCTCCGTCTCTTCCGCCGTGATGCCCCGGGGCAACTCCGCCCGAAGCCGCTCCGACAGCTGCGCAGTCCGCGCACGTGCACGCGCTTTGCCGATCCGTCCGGCTCGACCGATCATCCGCTCGAACATCCTTACCTCCCTCAGGCCAGCCGCATCCGCCGCCACGGCCGCCACAAAGCCGTCACCGCCGCCGGGGGCCCGCCAAGCTCGGGCCCGTCCCGTTCCGCGTAGAGATGCGCGGCCAGCCGCACGACGCCCTGCCGGAGCGGATGCGCTCCCCAGCAGCCGTTCGACCAGAGCGTCTTCATCGCTCCCGACCCGACGATCCGAAGATAAGCCTTCGCTTCGGTCAGCGCCTCGGCTCCAGCCGATAGGGGATCGCTTGAAATCATCGCCCGCGTTCCATCTCGGCCAAGCCGCTATTTCCGCGACGCATGGCCATTGCTCCTGAAGGACATTTCACGCCGCAATTCCCGCTTTGGCCGCGAGGCAGGCCTCCAGCCTGCGGGTCTCCTGAGTCGTGAGCAGCCTCGAGATGATCACGAACCCGTAGAGCCGCCCGGGAAAATAAACTCCGTTGCCGCCATGCCCGCCGAGATAGTTGACCGCGCCCTCGGTGAGGTTGGAATCGACCGCGGCGGCCGAGATCCGCTCCTCGCCATTTTCGAACAAGGTGAGCCCGAGCGCCGGGCGGTCGAGCACAAGTTTCAGAACGTGATCGGCGCCGTCGGCAACCGGCACTGCGCTGGTCGCTCCGACATTGCCTCCCGAGGTGCCGATATAGCCTCGCGGAATCCCGCTGGAGCCGCTGTAAAGAAGGCTGAAGCCGTTATCTCCGGTATTGCCGGTGATATAGGGAAAAGCGCCAGCCGCGGTCCGCCGAACCGCAGCCGCGCAGGTAACGCTGCCGTTCGCCTGCACCAGCATTCCGCCCCGCTCTAATATGTCGTCGGTACCGTCGAATTCGAGATAATGGCGCGCCCCGTCGAAGCGGAGCATCGGCCTGCGCGCCGCGACCGCCTGCCCCTGGTCGAGCCCACTCCCGGACTTGTCGATCAGCAGCCCGACCGGCGAGTCCAGCGCCGCCGGGACCGTCCCATTGCTGTCCTGCCGCATCGATGAAAGGTCCGAAGGATCGTACCACGCCCCCTTCTCCCCGGCCGCGAACAACGCGGCCGGAGACCAGGGCGCCGCAGCAAGGGCCGGCGCGAGGCTGATCCCCACGCCGAAGCCGAACCCGGCATCAGTAAAGCGCCAGAATATCGGCCGCGCTTGTGCCCGTTGCCCGGACGAATTGCGCCCGGAACGGAAGCACCGCCCCGTCCGCCACGTTCTTCCAGAGCTGGTCAGCTCCGCCGCCCACGCCTCGCATCACGATATTGCCGCCGGTGCCGACGAACAAAGCCTTGGGAACGTCCGCAAGCGGCTCCAGGTCATCCGGCGCAACCGCAACCGCCCGAGTGGCAGGCGCCGAAACGCTGTCGCCATGCGCAAAGAATGATCGGCCATCCCGGCCTCCTCTCTTAAAAGGTGCGCCGCCTCGGCAGGGGTAACCGAGACGGCGCAGGACAAGCCCTCTCCCCTTGCGGGAGAGGGTTGCGAAGACTTGGCAGCTCGCTGCCTAGTCGTAGCTGGGTGAGGGGTAACCGCGCCGAAGGCGCGGCCTAGGTCGAAGTACCACTTCGACCTAAACAGCGAACTTCATCAGCTTGATCGCTTCCGAGTTGAGACTTGCCCGCCGACCCGCTTCGTCGCGTAGAAGTGGACGAACGGCTTGTGAGTGAACGGATCGCGAAGGATCTGAGTCTCCGTCCGCTCCGCGATCAGATAGCCAGCCTTGAAGTTGCCGAACGCGATCGAGAGGCTGTCGGCCGCCACGTCCGGCATGTCCTCGGCCTCTACACCGGGTAGCCGAGCAGAGTGTCCGGCTGCCCCGCGACCAGCCCCGGCTGCCACAGGAATGCGCCGTCCGATGTCTTGAACTTCCGGATACGCGCGGCAGTCGAACTGTTCATCACGAACACCGCGCCTTGCCGGTAGGGCGGCCGAAGCGCCTGGACCAGGTCGATCAGCCTGTCCTGCGGATTGCTCGCCGCGAACCCGCCCGCCGCTCCGCTCGCGACGAACTGCAGGGTTCCGAACGGCCTCGCCCCGTCGATCTGGCCGGACGTTGGCGCCGCAAGAAACCCTTCGGCCGGTTGACTCCGGAACCGGAAACGAACGCCGCCCCTTCCGCCCGAGCGAATTCGGTTGCGATCTCCTGCGCCAACCAAGCCTCGACGTCGAACGCCGCATCGTCCAGCATCGCCTGGCTCGCTGCCGGATTGGCGTAAAGCTCTCCGAACGGCGGCGCGATCTCGATGAAGCTCGGCGTGTTCGTCTCCGGCCGCCCCGCATCCTCGGCGACCCAGCCGGCAGGAGTCCCGCCCGTCGTCACCAGCTTGCGATAACCGGCGCTTCCGACCTTCACCACATTGGCGATGGCGCGGATCGGCGAGATCGCAGTCAAAGTCCGGTCGATCGCGGCGTCGATTTCCTCCGGCACAGCATAGCCGCCCGCCGAATCCGAAGTCGCGGTCAGCGCCTTCAGCTCGACGCCCGCTTCCATACCCTTCCGCAGATAATTTTCGACGAACGGCGAGCGCGCGCTCTTCGCGCCCGACAGCGCCGGCCGGGCGCCCGCAATCGCCTGCGCGTCCATCCTTGCCTTCAGCCCCGCCATCTCCTCGCGAAGCTCGCGCACTTCATCATCCTGCCGCTCCAGCGCCTCGAACGACGCCTCCAGCGGATCCGCTTTCACTTCATACATTCACTCTCTCCTCCAGACACAAAAAAAGCCCCCGCTCCGGAGGAGTGGGGGCTGGAATTCCCTTTGCAATTTACTTCCTACATGAGAAGCACGTGTGGAAGGTTGCGGATCGCTTCAGAAGGAACGGGAATAGAGAATTCTCTATTTCTCCTGCCCACCATCGTCTTCTTCCGCCGCAGTTTGATATGCTTGATAGTAGGCCATCTGCATCTGCAGCAGCTTGATCCCGTACTCCGTTAGATGCCCAATGATCGGTGACTGAGTATCTTGCCGGATCTCAAAAAACTCGTCTGTATAGGGCAATATTAAAGTACGATCCAATCGAAAGCGCGTAGCGTAATATAGGCCACAAGCGTCCATTTCGCTCATCTTGCTGATAGTGAAATCGGCAAGGGACGTGCGAAACGGATCGACGGAGGTGCCGAAGCCTACATCGACGTGCGGGTTACCCAAATTGTCTATGAAAGATTGCCTTACCAAGGCCGGCCGAGCGTAGGGCCCAGG